GGTGTACGTGTGCACCGACTACCCGACCCACGGGCACCGGCACATGTGGCGCTCGACGACCCGGACGCCGGCGGCGGAGCGCTCCGAGGCGAACCGGGAGGCCGCGGCGGCGGACCGCCGGGACGTGATCGCGTCGAACAAGGCGTGGGCGTCCGCGGAGACGGTGCGCCGCGAGTGGCTGCGCACGTTCGTGACCCGCAAGACGGCACCTAAGACGGCGGTGGCGTTCATCGCCGCGGCGGTGGTCGCCGGCGACTACGCGCTGCGGGATGCCTGGGTGTCGGGGCACGAGTTCGCGCATGGCCTTTTCGGCCTGGAGCAGCCGGCCGGGTACGCGTCGGCGCGCACCCAGGTGCTGGCCGGGCTGCTCGAGGGTGTGACCGACGCCCGGGCGCAGATGATCACCCTGGCGTTGGTGCTCGCCGCGTACGAGGCGGCGACGAGCAACCTGTCGTGGCGGACCGTCAACACCGACACCGCCCGGTACCTGCGGTACCTGGAGGCCAACGGCTACACGCTGTCCACTGTGGAGCTGCGGGCCTGCGGCGAGCAGCCGGTGGGCGGGGCGGACCGTGGCTGACCTGACGTGGCCGGAGTACCTCGCCGGCGCCGTGGGCGGCGCATCACTCCTGCTGTTGCTGATCCTGCGGTGGATGACCAGAGGGGGACCGCGGTGACGACGTCTGCGGAGTCCGCGAGCTGGGCCAACGCCGCCGGTCACCACGAGACGCGGGTCCTCGTGCCCGGTACCGGGTGTGTGGGAGGTGGCCCGGCCCGTTGCGGGATACCTCGTGGTGGCATCGGCGCAAGCAGGAGCGTGCCTGCCGCCGGCGCACGAACCACTGCTGGCATCCGTTCGGGCTCATCGACTGGTGGTGCTGCATGTGCTCGGCCGAGACCGAGGGCATGCCGCCGCAGCGGTGCGTGTACTGCAAGGTGCCCGGGTACCAGGTGGCGGTCAACGGCCGGTTCCTGGCTACCCGCAGCCGGGCCCGGTACATCCGGGACGTCATCAGCAGCAGCCCGGGACCGTACGTGCTGGACTTCGCCGGCGTCGACGCGATCACCGACGCGTTCGGCGACGAGCTGGTCGCCGGCCTGGCCGCGGCCGGCCATGGTGTGACCGTGGTCGGGGCGACCGGCGACGTCCGGGAGCAGCTCGTCGAGGTGCTGGCCCGCCGGGGCTTGACGGGGGCGGTGACCGTCGATGGCTAGCAGCTTCGAGCGGGCGGCGATCGCGCGGCTGGTCGAGCGGGCCGAGTCCCTCGGTGTCGAGGTGCCGGCGGCGGTGTCGTCGTTGTGCACGCAGGGCACCGGCAATCACGGTGCGCTGCTGTGGGCGAACGCGCACCCCGGCGAGCAGCCGCCGACGTGCTGCTACGGGTCGATGTACGACGCGGAGGGCTGCACGTGCTGGAGGCCGGTGTACGACGTCGAGCAGGCGGCGCCGCGGCCGCTGAACGGCCCGCAGGACCTGGCCGTCCGGGCGGCGCCGTGCGGCGACTGCGCGTACCGCAAGGGCAGCCCCGAACGCACCGACGAGTGGCGCGAGGACCTGCTGCTCGCCCTGCCCGGTAAGGGTGAGCCGTTCTTCTGCCATGACGGGATGCGCCGCCCGGTGCGGTGGGAGCACCCCGATGGCCGCACCGTCCCGGGTGATCCGGACGACTGGCACCCGGCCATGGCCGGGCGTATTCCGTACCGTGCCGACGGGTCCCCGGGGCTGCTATGCGCCGGCTGGGCCGCCCGCGCCGCCCGAGAGGTCGGCACGTGAGCGCCCGGTACGCAGCGGACACCGAGGTCGCCAGCGACCGCAGCCGCGCCGAGATCGAGCGGACCCTGCGCCGCTACGGGGCGAGCGCGTTTGCGTACGGCTGGGACCGCACGATGGCGTCGGTCATGTTCGAGATGGCTGGCCGCCAGGTCCGTCTGCAGATACCGATGCCCGACCCGGCCAGCGATGAGTTCACCCTGACACCCACCGGCCGCCGGACCCGTTCACCCGGCGCCGCCGAGCAGGCGTACGAGCAGGCCGTGCGGCAACGCTGGCGCGCGCTCGCCCTTGTCATCAAGGCCAAGCTGGAGGCCGTCGCTTCCGGGATCACCACCGTCGAGCAGGAGTTCCTGGCGCACATCCAGCTGCCCGACGGCTCGACGGTCGGCGACTGGGCCGCCCCGCAGCTCGCGATCGCGTACGAGCGCGGCACCATGCCCGCGCTGATGCCCGGAGGTGGACAGTGAAGATCACGATCGAGAACACGACGAAGGTCGTCCACGTCGATGGCGTGCCGGCGCGGGTTTGGGAAGGCCGGACCGAGAGCGGGGTGCCGGTGATCGTGTTCGTGACGCGCATCGCCGCGGAGCGGACGGAGGACCTCGCCGAGTTCGAGCGCGACCTGGCCGAGCAGCGGACGCCGTCCGCGGCCGTCGAGGCGTGGCCCGCCCGGATGATCCTGTGAGGGCTAACGATGAATAGTTATCCGCGATTCGAGCCCGACGCCGTCCTGATCGTCGACGCGCACAACGGCCTGGAGGAGTGGACCGGCGCCCGCTGGAACGAGTACGTGGAAGGCGCCGAACGGGCGCAGAACATGGTGACTGTCGAACTGGTCGAATGCCCGGCGTGGATCAACGGGGGGACTACCAGTGCGTAGGCCGCTAGCCGACTTCCTGACTCCGATCGCGAGCGGGCTCGTACCGACCAACCTCGGCGCGCTGACCCCCGAACGAGCGGCCCAGCTTGAGGAGCAGCTCCGCGAGCTGGCGTATGCGCGCGGCGCCGCCCTCGAGGCGCTCCGGACCGGAGCGACCCGTGGATAGCCCTCAGGACCACGTGCCGATGACCCTCCGGCTCCCGCCGGAACTCGCCGCGGACTTGCGCATGGTCGCTGAGATTGAGGGCACGGCGATCAGCGAACAGGCCCGGGCGGCGCTTGCCGAGTGGGTGGCGCAGCGCCGGGCCGACCCCGGGTTTCAGAACCGGCTGCGTGAGCGCGTCGTGCGCGATCAGCGACTGCTCGACCGGTTGCGAGGCGGCGAGGACGACCGTGGATAGCCGCCGTGTCCCCGCGTTGACCGTGCACCGGCCGTGGGCCGCCCTGCTGCTGCGCCATGACGGTAAGGACATCGAGAACCGGCTCTGGTCGCCCAGGTACCGGGGGCCGCTGCTCATCCACGCCGGCCGAGCGTGGGACCCCGGGGCTCTCGAGCACGCCAGCCAGCTCGGCGAGCTCCCCGGGTTCGACTGGCGGCAGGCTGCCCACCCCACGGGCATCATCGGCGTGGTCGACCTGGTCGACGTGTGCGGCCGCTCGCGTTCGGGCCGGGTCCGGTGCAGCTGCGGCCGGTGGGCTGCCGCCGAGCAGTTCCACTGGCTGTGCGGGAGTCCGGAGCCGTTCGACGAGCCCATCCCGTCCGGCGGCCTGCAGAAGCTGTGGTACCCGACCGGTCTGGCTGCGGCGCGTGTCGAGCGTGAGCTGAGGAGGCTCGGATGAGCCCCTCCGGGCCGCCCGGCCGTCCCGATGTCGTGTCGGCGGTGACGCGGCTCCCGGTTGAGCTGCTCGACCATGGGCCGAACGCTCGCGGCGACCTGGGCGACGTCGAGGACCTGGCGCTGTCGCTCAAGGTTCTCGGCCAGCAGGTCCCGGTCCTGGTGTACCCGGCGGCGGGTGGCCGTTACGTGGTCCACGACGGGAACCGGCGGCTCAAGGCAGCCCGGCAGGCCGGGCTGGGGTTCGTGGATGCGGTGGTGCGGCGGGCGCCGAGCGGCGACGCGATACGGCTGCTGCAGCAGCTGGCGATCCAGGGGCACGCGCGTACGTTCGACCCGATCGCCGAGGCGAAGGCACTGCACGAGCTGATGTTCGGCCACGACATGTCCCGGGAGGAGATCTCCCGCGCGATCGGCCGCACCCCGGCATGGGTGCGTGACCGAATCCTTCTGCTGGGTCTGACCGCCGCCGAGCAGTCGCAGGTGGCCCGCGGCGTGATGCCGATCGGCGAGGCGCTGATGCGGGCCCGGGTGCGTCGCGCCGCGCGCGATGGCCGCCCGCTGGCGCCGGCAGCGGTGCCGACCGGCCGCAGCCTGGCACCGGGCCGCGAGGTCGTGGTGCTGCACTGCGGTACCTGCCGGTGCGCGGCACCGGACGAGCCGGATGCCGAAGGCAGCCGCCGATGACGTGGCTGGGCGCGAGCTACGTCCTGGGCCGGCCGGTGCCGGTCGACGGGCCGTACCCGCACATCTGCCTGGTCGAGGTGCCCGGCACGATGACGGGCCGGCTGGTAAAGATTTCCCGCCGCGAGTGCGCGGCGTGTGGGGAGAGGAGGAGCCAGAGCGGTCTGCGGCCCGTGTAGCGCGGGCGGGTTCTGTCCACTGTGGCGCACGGCGCGGTCCTCCCCGGGGGGTGGCCGCGCTGTCGAGCATCGCCGGGGTGTATCGATGATGATCAGCATGGCTGGGTGAGCGGGTGCCGTACTGGCTGGAGACCGACGCGTTCGCTGATGACCCGCGCTGGCCGGCGCTGGCCGGCGGCCGCGCTGATCTCGTCGACCAGCTGCAGGCGGCGTACTGCCGGCTGAAGGCGAAGGCGTCGCTGGCCCGCTCGAACGGCTACCTGGTCGCCGAGCATGCTCTCGCGCAGTGCCGCGGCCGCCGCCGCACCCTCGAGCTGCTGTGTACCCAGATCCTGGACCTGGACCCGCTGGTGCACCGCAAGGGCGACGTGTGCGCGTGTCTCGGCGACGACTGGGTCGACGGGTACGCCTACCGGATCCACGAGTTCCTCAAGCGCAACCCGTCGCGGGCGGAGAACGACCGTAACCGGGCCCAGCGGGCCGACCTGCGCGACGCGCGGCTGAAGGGCCTGGTGTACGAGCGGGACGGCGGCTGCTGCCGGTACTGCCGCTCCGGACCGCTCTCGGCGAAGGCGGGCCGCTCGCGGGACCGGCGCCGGGTGTTGACCTTCGACCACGTGGACCCCGACCGCCCGGCCGGGGCGGACGGCGGCAACCTCGTGGTGGCCTGTGGCGCCTGCAACGAGCACAAGGGGCACCGCACCCCGGCCGAGGCGGAGATGACGCTCCTGGAGGCGCCCACGCCCGCGCAGGCGGCCGCCTGGGCGAGCCGCGGCCTGGCGGTGTTCCCCCGCCCCGACACCGCCGCGGGATCACCGACGGAACAGCCGCCGATCACCGACGAAACAGCGACGGAACACTGTTCGGTTGCTGATCCGAACAGTGATCCGGTCACTGATCGAACAGCTGATCGCACCGCTGATCCGCACCCCGACAGCACGGGATCAGTGCGCCCGGAAAACGGCGATCACCAGCACGAACAGCCCCCCGTACCGCCCGTGGGGGGTGTCGGCTCGGGTCGGGTCGGGTCCCGCGCTGATCCTGCTGTTCCGGACCGCCCAGCGCAGGCTGCGCAGCCTCCCCGGACCCCGGACGCGCCCGACATCTACCACCGGCGGTCCCGGGCCTCACCGGCGTACGAGGGCTGGCCGCCCGGCTCCGTCCCCGCTTCCCCGCCCCGCCCGGCTCCCGAAGGACACCCGCCATGACGCACCCGCGGATCCTGCACGCCCTCACCGCCGTGTACTCCCTGCGTCAGGCGTACCGGTGGCTGCGCCAGGCGGTGACCGACGAGGCGGTGCAGCGGGTGCATCTGGCCCCCGGCCCGTCCGGGCCGCCGCGGTCGCGGGCGGCGCTGCGCCGCTTCGACCAGCTCCTGCAGGCCGAGCGGGCCGACCGCATCCACGCCGACCGGGCAGGCATCACCCAGGTCGGCTCGACCGCGGCCCCGGTCCGTCCGGAGCTGCTCGACGCGCAGCGCCGCGCCGAGCTGGCCGCCGCCGAGCAGGCGTGGGAGCTGCACTACGCGCTGATGTTCCGGCCGCTGGTCGGCTGGGGTCCGCAGTGGGTGCACCTCGCCGGCGACCGGTGGCTGGGCACGACCGGGTACCTGCTGCTGGCCCTGACGGTGGTGGACCCGGTCACCGCCGGCGAGGTGGCTGCGGCGCTGCGCCGCTGCGACGCGGCGCTGCGGTCGGTGCTGCGGGCGGAGCGGAGCCTGGATCCGCTGCCGGGCTCCCCGCCGTGCCCGGCGTGCGGCGAGCGCAGGCTGCGCGTCGAGTCGGCGTGCCCGCCGCCGGCGCGGGTGGTGGTGTGTGAGGCCGGCTGCCGGTGCACCGGTGAGCTGGACTGCCCGTGCGGTATGCCGGTGCTCGACGAGCGGGTGCACCATATCTGGCGGCCCGCTGACCTGACCGCCGTCCTCGCCCAGACCACCGCCGCAGCGAATGCCGAGTCCGTGGCGGCCGGGAGCACAATGGGCAGGAAGGCCGAGGAGGGTTCTCGTGACGAGCCAAAATCCCATCGACAACGATGTCTATCTGATGCAGAGAGCAATAGCCATGCTCACTGCGTTTGATCAACGAGAGACGGACGACCTCCCGGACTCTGGCGACCTTTTCGGCGCGGTCGCAGGGGACCTCAGCGTCCAGGACCTCTCGCAAGGTCTGATGAGTCTTTGCGCCCTGCTCGTAGCTGACCTGGCCAGCACGAAGCGCATGACCAAAGACGAGATACTCCAGGGTCTATCAATCCGCCTCGCGGGCCTGCAGGGCGAAGAGTGATCCCGGTCAGCGGCGTGTGGTACGGCACGGCGGAGGAGATCGCCGCCGAGCTGGGTCCGGATGTGACCGCGGACCGGGTGCGGGACTGGGCCCGCCGTGGCCTGCTCGGCGGGGTGAACCAGCCGGGCCGCGGGCGGGGTACGACGTGGTACCGGCTGGACGAGGCGGCCGCGGCGGAGCGGTCGACGAGGACCTCGACACGCGGGCGGCGGCGCAAGCTTGACAGCCCGTGGCTGGCTGCGTGATCGTATTTCACATATCCACCGCCAGCAGGTGGAGTATGCCCACAGCCCGGACGACCGCCCCAGACGGTCAGCCGGGCTGCTGCGTATCCGGTGACGGGTACGGCCGCGTCGGGAAGCCGCGAGCGGCAGCCGGGTGAGCGCGGGCGGGTACTGGTGCGGTGCCCGTCCGTCCCTTCCTAGGACGTTCTACGCGATGTGAGGGAGTCGATCGTGGACGCTGGACAGCTGGCCCATCGGTTCGCGTACCACCCGCCGAGCTCGCCAGCGATCGCGGGCAAGCACGAGGACGTCCGCGCGGCCTGCGGCGCGCTCGGCGAGTTCCTCAACGACCTGATCGACCAGGAGTGCCGGGAGAAGGCCGTCGCGCTGACCCACCTCGAGGAGGTCATGATGTGGGCCAACGCGGCGATCGCTCGTGAACTGAACTACCGGGCGGGTGCGGGCCCCGAGATGGGCGACAGCCCGGATCTGGCCGCCGCACGCTCCGCGGCCAACGCACCCTGAGAGGTGCCCCGCGCGCCGAAGCTGTGCAGCGCGTGTCAGCTGGCGTCGGTGCCAGCTGGTGTGTCGCGGTGCGATGGGTGCGTGGCGAAGGCTGCGCCCCGTGGTACGGCGCACCAGCGGGGGTACGGCGTGCGGCATCGCAAGGGGTTCCGTCGTGGGGTGCTGCGCAAGAACCCGTTCTGTGTGTGCGTCGACGTGGGGCATGGGCATGGGCCGCGGTGTCTGCTGCCGAGTACCCGGGCCGACCACTACCCCCGGGACAAGCGGGAGCTGGTGCGGCTCGGTCTGAACCCGCACAACCCCGCGTACGGCCGAGGGCTGTGCGCGAGCTGCGACAGCAAGAACACGGCTGCTCGGCAACCGGGAGGGTGGCACGCACGATGACTGACCATCCGACGTCGCCTCGGAAGATCCTCGACGCCGCGATGCAGGCGCTGGCGGCGGACCTGGCGCAGGAGACCGGGCAGGAGGGCGCGATCTGCACGGGCTGGGTGGTGGTGTCGGAGTGGTCCACGCCGGATGGGCAGATGTGGTGCGCGCGGTACTGGGCCGAGCACACGCCAGCGTGGCGCCGGGCCGGGCTGCTGCACGAAGGTCTGTACGGCAAGTGGGATGACGAGGGCGGGTAGTCGTCACCCACGGTGACCGGACCCCCTGGGGGGTGACCCCTGCGGTCCGGGGCGTGGAGACCGCGGGGGAGGGAGACTTTCCTGTGTACGGGTCTGGGGTTTCCCGGTACCCGCTGGGCCGTCACGCGATGTGACAGCCGGCCGATTGCGGCGCGACGCCGCGAGAGGTGGTGACTGTACGTGGCTGGTATGGGGCCGCCGCCGAAGCCGGCGAACGCTCGGGCCCGCCGCAACGCCACGGTCGCGATGACCGTGCTGCCGATGCAGGGTCGGGGCAAGCGCAACGCGCCGCCGTGGCCGCTGATCCCGGACATCGTGACGACGGTGCGGCGGGATCTGGCGGCGGCGAAGGTGCTCAAGCTGGAGGACGACCTGGCCGACGCGTCGCCGTCGGAGCGGCCGGGGATCGAGGCCAGGCTGGACCGGGCCCGGGAGCGGTTGGCGATCCATGAGGCGCAGCTGGCGCATCAGCGCCGGCTGGAGGCTGTGCTGTGGCGTGATCTGTGGCGGCTGCCGCAGGCGGTGGCATGGGAGCGGTTGGAGTGGACCCGCGACGTCGCGCAGTACGTGCGGCACAAGGTGCTCGGCGAGCTGGGCGAGCTGGCCGACGCGAAGGAAGCCCGGCAGTGGTCTGACCGGCTCGGGCTGAGCCCGATGTCGATGCTGCGGCTGCGGTGGACGGTCGCGAAGGACGAGGTCGCGGAGAAGCGGGCCGAGCGGGAGCAGCGGGACGCCGATGCCGCAGCGGCGAAGGCTGTGCCCGCGGCTGATCCGTACGCGGCGCTGCGGGCGGAGTGAGTGTATTTGCCGTACCGCCGCTCGATGAGGCGCCGTGGCCGACGCTCGGGCCGGGTATCTGTGACCTGATCGAGGAGCGGTGCGTTCACGGCCCGGGAGACCTGCGCGGGCAGCCGGCGCGGATCGACGACGAGACCCGGGCGCACATCTACCGGGCGTACCAGGTGTACCCCCGGGGGCACCGCCGGGCCGGGCGGCGCCGGTTCAAGCGGGTGGCGATCTCGCTGCGCAAGGGCACGGCGAAGACGGAAAAAGCCGCCTGGATCATGTTCGCGGAGCTGCACCCCGAGGGCCCGGTGCGCACCGACGGGTGGCGCCTCGTTGACGGGATCTGGGTGCCGGTGGGCCGGCCGGTGGTTGACCCGTACATCCCGATGGTGGCCTACACCGAGGACCAGACCGAAGAGTTGGCCTACGGCGCGTTGCTGTTCATGTGCACCGAGGGCCCGGACGCGGACCTGTTCGACGCGGGCAAGGAACACATCACCCGCATCTACGGCGACGGGAAGGCCGAGGCGCTGGCCGGGTCGCCGAACGCGGCCGACGGCGCGCGGACGACGTGCCAGCACTTCGACGAGACGCACCGGATGATCCTGCCGCGGCTCAAGGACGCCCGGCAGACGATGCGGAACAACCTGCCCAAGCGGGCGATCGCCGACGCGTGGGAGTTGGAGACCACCACCACGTACGCCGAGGGTGAGGGGTCCTGCGCCGAGGACACTCACACGTACGCCGAGCAGGTGGCGCGGGGCGAGATCGAGGACTCGACGCTGTGTTTCTTCCACCGGGAGGCGCCGGTCCGCGAGGGTGAGGACCTCGACGACCCGGTGCAGTGCCGGGAGGCGATCCGGGTCGCGTCCGGTCCGGCGATCGCGCGGTGGGCGCATTTCGACTCGCAGGTCGAGGCGATCGCGGCGCTGCGCCGCCAGCCGGACACGGACAAGGCGTACTGGGAGCGGGTCTGGCTCAACCGGCGCGTCACCTCGGCCCGGCAGGCGTTCGACGTCGCGCTGTGGAAGGACCTGCGCCGGCCGCAGGTGCGGATCGCGGCGAAGGAGCCGGTGGTGCTCGGCTTCGACGGGGCCCGGTGGCGCGACGCCGCGGGGTTTGTCGGGACGCACATCGAGACCGGGCACCAGTGGGTGCACGCGGTGTGGGAGCGCCCGGACGACGCCGAGGAGTGGGAGGTCACCGACGAGCAGGTCGACGGTGCCCTCGACGAGGCGATGGCGACGTACTCGGTGCGGCTGGTGTACGCGGACCCGCCGCGGTTCGAGGCCAACGTGGCGCGTTGGTCGGGGAAGTACGGCGGGACCTCGGCGCGCGGCCGGACGAAGACCGGGCGGGTGCACGAGTGGTACACCAACCAGCCGCACCAGATCGGCCGGGCGATGCGGGCGTACCGGACCGCGATCGTGACCCGGGCGGTCACCAACGACGGCAACGAGGTCATGACCCGGCACATGGGCAACGCCCGCAAGCATGACCTGAAAGTGTTCGACGACGACGGCACTCCCTTGTGGACGGTCGAAAAGCAGCGGCCGGACTCGACGCTGTACGTGGACCTGTCGATGGCCGGGTGTCTGTCGTGGAAGGCCCGCCTCGACGCGATCGCCCGCGGCGGCTGGCAACGCAGGGCCCGCAAGCTCGTGGTGATGGGCCAACGCTGACGAAAGGTGGGCAGCTGACGTGTCTCTGCCCACCGATGACCTCGGCTGGCTGACCTGGCTGCGGATCATGCACGAGACCGACCTGCCGCACCTGCGGGAGTACAACGCCCTGTACGAGGGCACCGCGCCGCTGCACTACATTCACCCGGAGATCCTGCGGCTGCTCGACGGGCGGCTGCAGGCGGTCTCGTTGGGCTGGCCGTCGATCGCGGTCGACCCGCTGCACGAGCGGCTCGAGCTGACCGGGTTCCGGTACTCCGACGACGGCGACGACGTCGACGAGCCGGACGCCGACCTGGCCGAGGCGGCCGTGCCGGCCGACGAGAACCTGCGCCGGGTGTGGGCGGACAACAACCTCGCCCAGGAGTTCCCGATGGGGCTGCTCGACGCGCTGGTGATGAAGCGGTCCTACCTGTGTGTGGGCACCAACGAGGACGACCCGGACGTGCCGCTGGTGACGGTGGAGTCGCCGCTCGAGGTGTTCGCCGAGGTCGACCCGCGCACGCGGCGGGTGCGGGCGGCGATGCGCCGGTGGTGCGAGAACGAGGCCTTGCAGGTCCGGCTGCCGGAGGAGTACGCGACCCTGTACCTGCCGGAGCGCACGGTCTGGTACGACCGCGGCCCGAGCGGCTGGCGGGAAACCGGGCGCGACGAGCACAACCTCGGCGTGGTGCCGGTCGTGCCCATGGTGAACCGGGGTCGGCTGTCGGCCCGGTACGGCCGTTCGGAGCTGACGCCGGCGCTGATCTCGCTGTCCCACGCGGCCAACAAGATCGCGTCGGACATGATGGTCGGCGCCGAGTTCCACGCGATGCCGCTGCGCGCGGTGTTCGGCATCGGGCCCGACGACATGGTCGACGAGCGCGGCAACAAGATGACCATCATGCAGGCCCTGATGGGCCGGCTGCTCACCGTGCCGACCGACGAGGCCGGCGAGGTGAAGCCGTACGAGTGGCCGGCGAGCTCGTTGGACAACTTCCACGGCACGCTGAACCAGTTGGCGCGGGCGGCGGCCGGCCTGCTCGGGTACGACGCGCACGAGTTTGGTTTCGCGACCGACAACCCGGCCAGCGCCGAGGCGCTGCGGGCGCGGGAGTCGCGGGCGGTCCGCCGGGCCGAGGTGAAGATCACCGGTCTGTCTGGGGCGCCGAAGCGGGCGATGCAGCTCGTGCGGCGGCTCCAAGAGAGCGACTGGGACCCGCGGGCGAAGCGCCTCGAATGCATCTGGCGGGAACCGTCGACGCCGACCAAGGCGGCCGCGGCGGACGCGGCGATGAAGCTGTTCACCACGTCGCCGGAGCCGATCGTGCCGCTGCGGCAGACCCGCGAAGACCTCGGCTACAACGACGAGCAGATCAAGCTCATGGAAGACGAAGACGCCAAGACCGCAGCCGCCGACCCGCTCGAGCAGATCGCCCGCGGCATGGCCGACAACCCCGGCGCCGGACCCGCTGAACCGGTGAATGCCGGTGG